CCTGTGTTTCTTAGAGATTTGCCAAGAGCAACTCTAGCATCTCTTGGTATCAGTGAAAAAGAATTATCAGCATCTAGCATTAAGCCAAATATTTATGGTCAGTTGGCTGAATCATTTACTGGACTGAAAACCATTAAGCCCACCATTGAAAGAACGCTTAGATTCAGAGCGTTTGACGCCAAAGAACAAATGCGAGAAGCAGTATCGTATTACACTTCGGCAACCAACAACCCAAACATTCTTAATCCAGAAGAACACGTTAAAGCGCTGATGAGAACCAACGAAGCCAGGTTCCAAGCCATTAAAGATTTATCTATGGCGGTTGAAGATGCCAAAGCATTGGGTGCAGACGAGAATGAAGTTTATGAAGTGTTGAAAGGAACTAAGATTTCTAACCCAGAAGCAATCATGAATCAAACCTTTATTCCTTATTATCCGTCCGCTTATCAAATTGAGAAAGTATTGGAAAAAGGTGGAAGGTTCCCAGAAGAAGAACTAAGAGAGTCTTTTATAGACGAGATCAAACCAACTTTACCGCAAATTCCAACAGTAGGTTTTGATAGACAACCTTTCGTTCCTCCTGCTAGTCCACGCAGAACAACAACAAGACAAAAAGCAGCACAGGATCCAGAAGGCTCAGCGGCAGTTCTGTTGCGACAGAAAGAACTTGAAAAGCTTATGGGAATCTAATGCGAAGACGCAGAGGGAGAAGCAAGTACGGTGCGATTCGTGTTGAATACGATGGCCATAAATTTGACAGCAAACTAGAAGCCGCTAGATACAAACAGCTCAGACTGATGGAGAAGGCCGGGGAAGTCAAAGACCTGGAGTTACAACCCAAGTTTCCGTGTGAAGTCAATGGCAAGAAGATATGCACTTACATCTCAGACTTTCGTTACAAACTAAGAAACGGAAAAGAGGTGGTGGAAGATGTCAAGGGCGTGGAAACGGCTGTGTTTAAACTAAAGAAGAAACTGGTCGAAGCATTGTACCCGGATGTCACTATTGAGATCGTGAAGAATCCTCGGTTCTTTGTGATTCCTGATTAGACTCCTCTCTGGAAATCAACATGTCTAGGTAGAACCTGGCTTTCTTATAATCCTCAAGTGTCTTGCCCTTGTGTGGGGCACGCCAAATGTATTTAAAGATTTGTCCCTTGAGGTAGCCGACAAACTCAGAGGCACTCAGAGCCGATGCAATGGCATCGAGCGCTTCTATGCCCCCTTGGGTGTAGTGTGGTGGATGATTGACTGGATCGTTTTTATCAGTCATGGCAGAAACAACTCCTTCCATCGTCATCGAACATTGATATTTGTTTTGCATCGAGTCGTGCTATTTCAACCAAGTCGGTATAACTGCGTGACTTGTTAAAAGTTGCGGTACTGACTTTCTTGTTTTCGTATTCTGTTCCTTTGTTTAATTTTGCTATTCTTTGTTCTTGCTCAATCCACCAATCGGCTAAATCTGGTCGTTCTTTTATAATCTGTATCAATGTTCTTGTGCCTTTTAAAAAACACAAATCACAATTACCTGCTTGGGTTTTACCATTGTGGTTGGGCAGGCCTAAATCAAACTCATGGTTTTCCCAAAATCTAGATACGTCTTCTACCATGATTTTGTAATCATACAAAGGGACCAAAGATGTCCATTTGTTTTTGCCTGAATCGTTTTGTTTTCTTTGTTTAGCAACCCTCGATGGCTCGTCGTATCTCAGGCCAACAACATTCGCCCACTCTTTATAGCCCTTGGCTCGCATGAATCGATTCATTACTTCAATCTTCATCTTAATCGTGCACAGCCTAGCCACCACGTTTGGCAACATTTTCTTTCTTCCTATCAATGCCTCAAACGGTTCTCCATTTCTACTGGCTGTTTCATAGGTGACTTCTTTGGTGCGATAAATGGGCCGCTCTTCAAACACTTCGAGTTCCAACCAATGCACTTTAACGCCCCACCTGGTTGAGCACTCATGAATAAAGTCCAATGTCTCTGGCATTTCTTTGCCTGTGTTTGCAAAAGTCACATGCACATCATCAGGCAATGTCCAGTCGTAAGACTCAAGAATTTTGTAAAGCATGTAACCCGATGTTCGACCACCACTAAAACTAATCAAGGTTGGGCAACCAAACTTCTCAGGTAAAAATATCTGTTCTTCATTGGGTTCAGACATTTTCTGTCAGTTCCTCTAATCGTGTGTCCACTCCAAACTCTTCTCTGAATCTTAACAGTTTTTTCATTACATCAGAATCGTAATCTACCTTTGAGAGCTCTCGCATCTCGGCACTGGTAAAGCTGTTCATAGCAGCTTTTGATTTGGGGGCATTGGTAATGGATCTTTTACCTCTTATGTAAGTCACATCGTCTTTGCCTTCGCTTTCAATGGGAAGGTTAACCAGAGCCGGCAACCAAATGTGGTCATCGCAATGGTTTCGTTGTGCTTCCTCGTCCAACATTGTGTTCTTTTTATTGCATCGCCAACCGCCGTCACCCTCCATGACTGGCTCACTGAACTTGCAGTTTCTACAATTCACATCATCGGGCAGTCTCTCCAGGTTATATATGGCCTGTTCTTTTGGCGACATAAACTTCTTGATTCGATAATCGGTGGGTGAATATGGAGACTCTGGCGGTTCCGTTGCCGTAATGATTTTACGGGCTTTACTGGTCATCTCCTCTAAAACACCCTCTCTGGCTTCCACAACCTCCGTATAAAGCGATGAATCGTTTTTGTTGTATACAACCACCAAAGCACGCTTCAAGTTAAATGAAGCCATATAACACTGAATTTGTGTGGCGTAGTTAAAAGACCATTGTTCGTAGCTTTCTCCTTGTTGCAGTTCATTGAACCGACTGTTGTTGGCAGATTTGACTTCCAGAAGCATCACTTCTTCTGGTTTCTCTGGGTCAACATTCTTAACAACGCCGTCTGTGGACCCTCCCAAATGCCCGGCTAAGTAGGAACATCGATATTGTTTGCCGTTCTTATCCAACGCCGATACTTTGATGGCGCTTTTCTTCAATGCATCCACCACTTGGTCTTCAATGCGATTGCCCAGATCAAACAGACGCAGTATTCTGCCATTGTCAATCAGCGGAAACGACCATCTAAACATGAGCCACAGCTTTCTGGGGTTGTCCCCAATGATGCTCATGCCCATGTGCATACGGTGTTTTTGTCCTGCCTGTTCTGCTTTATCAAATTCTTCTACTATGTTCATAAGGTTATTCTCCTTTCTCCTGCATAAATTACTTTAATGTTCTCGTACTTGCCTTCCTTTTTGGTGAGGATGCCGTCAATGTGACTGAAAGCGCCTTTCTTGTTGATTAACTCAACGGCTTCGTTAACGGTCTTCGGTGGAAACAAATCCATGGTGATCTTCTTCCACTTGGATTTAGCAAACTGATCTGCCTTGGGATGGCCAAACATAAAAGGCAATTGGTATTGATTAAACATATCCTCGCATTCAAACACCACCTTGCAATAAAAGTTGCCGCCCTTGGAAGTAACCGAGTGAGCTGACACTCTGCTCACATTAAATATGTTTTCTTTCTTGTTTTTCTTCTCGTCCGACAACACATAGCCTTCGCCAGAAGAACCGCTCTTGGCTAGGCCAGGTGGTTTTCTCTCTGGTTGAAAGTGAAAAGACTGGGGCTTTGGAAACGTTTCACCGCATTCTCTACATTCCTTAAACGCTCTTGGGTTAACAGCAAAACAGCTCTCGCATATTTTAATCTTGGCTTGAGCACCCTCGTCTTCGGGTATGGCTTCATCCAAACAACCGTGGCGCTGCATATTCTCACCATAGTCCAACATCAAACAATTGTCTTTCCCAGGGTATTGACGCATCCCTCGTCCACACATCTGAACATAAAGACCAAGACTTTGAGTCGGTCTTAGCAACGCCAAACAATCTGTGCGGGGCGCATCCCATCCTTCAGTCAACACGCCTACATTACATAGGGCATGTATTCTTCCGCTTTCAAAATGGTTTAGGATGCGCTCCCTTTCTTTTGTGGGGGTAGTGCCAGTGACGACCTCCGCTTTAATGCCTTGTTCTTTTAAAAACAAACACATTTTTTCAGCATGGAGAACTGACACACAAAAGAATACCGTTGCGGTTCGACCTTTCAGATAAGCTTTATCCATCCAGTCGTTGAATATTTCTAACATCAAAGGTTCATTGATCGCCAATGCTTCTAAATCGCCCTCTCTGTAATCACCGCCTTTAAACTTTAATCGTACCCCACTCGTATCAATCACTGCCTTGTTGTCAACGGCAAATGCAGACAAACGAGAAAGATATCCGTCTTGAACCAATTGAGGTATAGAAACCTGATAAGCAACCTCTTTAAAAAAATGATCGAGCTTGTCTCCATAGATATAACCTTGGCCCATTCTATATGGCGTAGCTGTTACGCCAATAATCCGACACGGTTTTTTCTCTCGCATTGCATCCAGTATCTTTCTGTATCTTGTGCTGGCGCCTGGTGCAACGTGATGAGCCTCGTCAATAATAATGTAATCAACGCCTGGAACCGCATCCAAACGCTTCTGAGAAGCCAACGTGTCTCTGGATGCGACTAAAATTTGTGCGTCGGTGTCATAGCTTTTTAGTGAGGCTGCTAAGACACCGACAGGTGCGCTAGGCCACACCTTTAATAGTTTATCTTTGGCCTGTGAAACCAACTCTTGTCGATGAGCCAAGATCAAGAACCGCTTATTGCTAGAGCTCAACTCTTTAATCAAGTGTGAAAACACAATGGTCTTCCCGGCTGCCGTTGGTAAAACGAGCAATGGGTTATGGTCTATGGGCTTGGTTTGAAAATAATTTAATAAAGATCCAAGCGCCTCTTCTTGGTAGTATCTTAATTGCATCAGTGTATGGTCTCTTCGTCGTCTGGAGTCACATCTTTGTTGAGTGCTTCCTTAATTTTTCTCAGTGACATGTTTAATAAATTATATGCACTTTCTGGATTCGGTGCAGTAGATAATATGACATCAGGATGTATGAACACCAAGACTCTAGCGATGTTTTCTTCTGATATGCCACGCTCTTTCCATTCTTCGATTAAATTGTAGAAGTCATTGATCATGGCTTCTCCGGCTTTAATGCCGTCTTTAACCGACTGGCTTAATTCGTCGTCGTCTTTCATTTTGATTTCCTAGATAGATGTGGCCCTTTGATAAACGAGAGGCCATATAAACTCGTGATCGGAGGTGATCTATGCAAAAATTAATCCCAATCTTCGATTGCATTACCTGTTGCAGTTGGAACCGATTGCTCAGTTTTCTCTGCGATGGTTTCTTTTGCTGGCATTGCCTCAGTCATTTTGGGCCTGAGAAAAGCAACGATCTTGTTTGAGTCTCCCCACTCGGCACTTTTTTCAATGCCAATCTTAGCCATAAACGTTTCCATCATTAGATTGTTTACAGCATCTTGGTTCAGCTCAGTGGCATCACTGCCCGTTGAAACCATCCATTGCTTCAATCGGCTGATACCAACCGTTGGATTCGCGCCAGAGATGGTAAAGTTTTCCCAAACCACACGGTTTGCGTAGTTTTCACCTTGCACTCGGTATGTGACTTTGAGATATTTGTTTCCAGCTTTTGAAATCTTTTGCTCCCAATCCTCGGCCATTAACTCGTAAGTGCCTTCCGGTATGGGTTCAAAACTGCCGCCAGTATCCTCGACCTCAGTAAGGTCTATATGAAAATCTTCAGACATTTTGTCCTCCTTTATTTATAGATTCATTTGATTTAATTGATGACTTACAAGCCTCAGTAAATGCAGGCCATGTGAAGTCTATTTTTTCAGGAAGTTGCAGTCTTGATTTGGCATCAAAAGCAGCCGTTCTCTTCGTGAATAAATATCGTTTGTCGCTGAATGTTTTGCCACGAGCCTTCTCGTTGAAGCCTTGTCCAGACTTAACGGTGGTGAACTTGTGGTTAGCGAAAAAATTGAAGTCGACCCAGGCACGAATCAAAGAGGATACTTTCTTGTGGGTGTTTAGCTCGTATCGATCGTATGGTTCGTGCTCCGGGTCTGCAAATGTGCGGATTTGTACATGTGAT